TCGAGATTATCAAGGATTCCTCGAAGACGATATTCTAGGTATCAACTTTAAGGCATTCAATCAAATCGTGGTACTTGGTTCCGCTACTTATATTCCTTTTATGGAATTGAGAGCATATCAACGTCGAGAGATTATTGAAGACCTATTGGATATTCAGGTATTCTCTGTTATGGGTACATTGGCAAAAGAACGTATGTCAAGTATCAAGACTGATATTAACGAAAACAAATACGATATAGAAATGGTTGAGAGCAAGATTGTATCTCAAGAAGAAAGCGATGAAGCAATACGTAATCTAAAATCTATTGAAGTTGATAAGATCAAAGAAAAGATGGGTGGTCATATCGATGATATAGAAACTAAGAATAGTACTATTGATTCTCAAGATGAGATTATAAAAGTACTCTACGATGATATCTCTGATAAACCTGATGAGAAACAAAAGTTCTCTGATGCAACTGATAAACGTGCTGAGCTCGAAAGAAACCGCGTTGCGTTTGAAAAAGAACTATCGTTCTACGAACACAATGATGATTGCCCAACATGTAAACAGGGTATTGCCCACGACTTCAAACAAGAACAGATTATAGATAAGAATCAACAGAAAGCTGGTATTGAGAAAGGTCTTGTTGAAATAGCAGACGTACTTACTAAACATCAGACTCGTTTAGGTTCTATCTCAAAAATCGAAGAACAGATTCAATCAGTTAACTTTAAGATCTCTGAGATTCGAGCTGAAATCAAAATGTCCAAGAATGCTCTAATGAGTTATAAGAAGGAACTTGATAATGCTCAAAAGGAAGTTGCTGAAATTGATACTTCTAAACTTGAGAATCTACAAAAGAGAATAGATAAGCTAACTGCAAGTCGTACTGAACTTCTTGATGAACATGAAGTACTCAATATTGTTCAATTGATATTGAGAGACGGTGGTATTAAGGCAAAGATTATTTCTCAGTACATTCCAGTTATTAATAAACTTATCAACAAGTATCTTGCTGCGTTTGATCTGTTCGTTGACTTTCAACTTGACGAAGAGTTTAATGAAGTAATACGTTCAAGGTTCAGAGACAAGTTCACCTATGCTAGTTTTTCCGAAGGTGAGAAACTACGTATCACACTATCAATCATGTTGGCATGGAGATCAGTTGCTAAACTAAGATCATCTGTTTCAACTAATCTATTGATACTTGATGAAACTCTTGACGGCGCCTTGGATGGTGTTGGTATTGAGAGTTTGATTGAAACACTGCATGGATTGAATAACGACGACAATATCTTTGTGATATCGCATCGTGGAGATCAGTTCGCAGAAAAGTTTGAGAACAACCTCAAGTTCGAGAAAATCAAGAACTTCTCGGAGTTAGTACAATAACCATTGACATTCTCCGTCAACTAGTATATAATGGTTGTTCAAATATAAAAAGGCATTATGGCATTGACTAAATTCTATACATCCGTTGAAAGATACGGAAACAATATTTTACATCGAGGTTACGAAAATGGTAAACGTTTCTCGTACCGCGTTCCATTTCAGCCTACTCTATATGTTCATACTCCAAAGTCTGGAGCAGAAGGTTTCCATTCGTTAGAAGGTAACTTACCTGTATCTCCACATAAGTTTGGTGATATGCGCGAAGCAAAGAACTTCATCGAAGAATACAAAGGTGTTCACGGTATGAAGACGTTTGGTTCAACAAATTATGTTACTCAGTTTATTCAAGAAGAGTATCCTGATAAGATTACCTATGACGTAAGTCAAGTCAATATCGTATCGTTTGATATTGAGGTCGACATCAGTGATGGTTATCCTAATATGGAAACTGCTGATAAACCGATTACATCAATTGCTTATCATAGTTCTCGAGACGATGTATATTATGTACTTGGTCGTAAGGACTATGACAAGACTAAAACTGTTACTGATATTCCTCAGGACAAGATCAAGTTTGTATTATTTGATAGTGTTGATGGTGAACGTGCTTTACTTCAATACTTTATGAAACTATGGACAACAGATTATCCGGATATCGTAACAGGTTGGAACGTTGAGTACTTTGATATTCAATACATCGTAACTCGTATCATCGCGTTACTTGGAGAAGATACTGCAAAGCGTTTATCTCCACACAAATCAATCAAACAAAGATCTCGAGAAATTTTCGGTAAAGTCAACTCAACATATTCTATTATGGGTGTTGCTGTTATCGACTATATGGATTGTTTCAAAAAGTTTGGTTACAAGTACGGTCCTCAAGAATCGTATAAGTTAGATCATATTGCTTATGCTGTCCTTGGTGAAAAGAAAATTGATTACTCTGAATATGGTTCACTAACTGGATTATGGGAAGAGAATCCTCAACTATATCTTGATTATAATTTAAAAGATACTCAGTTAATTGCTCGTCTCGAAGAAGAGACAGGATTGCTTGCATTGGTATGTACAGTTGCGTATGATGGTGGTGTTAACTATCAAGATGCGTTTGGTACTGTTGGTATATGGGAAGCAACCATATATCGTAAACTGATGAAAGACAAAATCGTTCCTCCACTAAAAGGTGCGCCAGGAATGAGAGCAGGAGATCTTGTAGGTGGTTATGTAAAAGATCCTAAGGTTGGAATGCATCCTTGGGTTGTATCTTTTGACCTTAACTCTCTATATCCTCATTTGATGTTACAATATAATATGTCACCAGAAACATATATGGATGGAGATCGCGAATATGTAACTCAAGATATGGTACTCAAAGGTGAATATCAGAATGATCGTGACGGAGTCTCCGTTGCTGCTAATGGTGTTTGCTTTTCTAACAAGAAGTTAGGAATCATTCCTGAAATCATTGATGAATATTATGGAAACCGTTCTGTTATTAAAAAGCAGATGATCGCAGCTGAACAACAGTTTGAGATTGAAAAGGATCCTGCAGAGCTCAAGAGGCTCAAGCGTGAGATCAACCAATTACATAACTCGCAAATGTCAATTAAGATTGCCATGAACAGTTTGTATGGTGCAACTGCTAACGTATATTTCTTATACTATATTAACGAGATGGCCGAAGCGATTACCACAAGTGGTCAGCTCAGTATCCGATATGCTCAGAAATCAGTGAATGATTACCTAAACAAAATTCTAGGTACTGATGGTGTTGATTACATTATCTATATTGATACCGACTCTATCTATGTTGACTTCGGTCCTCTGATTACAGAAGTATTTGGTACGACTGATATTGATAAAGACAAAGGTGAAGAGTTCCTTGATAGAGTTTGCTCTACAAAGATAGAACAAATCATCGAAGACGGTTATGAAAAGCTTGCATCTGATCTAGGTACATATCGTAACGCAATGGTAATGAAACGTGAAAAGATTGCTCATCGTGGTATCTTTGTTGCTAAGAAACGATATATTCTAAATACGTTGAACTCTGAAGGTGTACATTATGATACTCCTAAGATAGCAGTGACAGGATTGGAATCAGTAAGATCGTCTACTCCTGAGATCTGTCGAGAGAAACTCAAGAAATGTTTTGAAGTGATTATGAATACTGATGAATCAGAAACTCAAAAGTTCATACGTGATTTCAGAGAAGAGTTCCGTAAACTTGATCCTATTGCTATCGCAAAGACTTCAGGTGTTTCTGAACTCAAAAAGTATCAAGAGAAAGGTTCGATATACAGAAAAGGTACACCAATGCACGTTCGTGGTTCCCTGATGTATAACCACTTCCTCAAAGAGAAAGGACTTGATAAGAAGTTTGAGACGATTCAAGGTGGAGACAAAGTCAAGTTATTATATTTAAAGGTACCTAATCCTATTCGCGAAAACGCAATATCGGTTCCAGGACTATTACCAAAACAATTAGGACTCCATGATTACATTGATACTGAACTTCAGTTTGATAAAGTATTCCTAAGTCCTATACAATCAATTCTCGATGCAGTCGGATGGTCGGCAGAGAAGAGAGATACAATTGAAGATTTCTTCAGTTAAACTATTGACATTTATATTAAAGTGTGGTATAATAGCCACTAAACAGGAGAACAGTAATGAGTGATGTACAAATTGTAAGGTTATCAACAGGTGAAGAAGTTGTAGCCAAAGTAACATATGATAAAGGATTCTATACATTAACGGATGGTATTCTTTTAGTTCCAGCAGGTGAAGGTAAAATTGGAATGGTTCCATTCGTACCTTACGCTGAAAGGAAACCAATTTCTATTGCAGAGAATCATGTTATGTTCGTAGCAGAACCAATGGATGAATTGAAGAAGCAAGTAATTGAAGCAACGACAGGACTGATCATGCCAGATAGTGGTGGATTAAAACTCGTATGATAGAGATATACGGAAAAGACAACTGCGCATATTGTAATATGGCAAAACAACTTTGTGAGTCCAAAGGATTGGACTTCGTATACAAATCCTTGGATGTTGATTACAAACAAGATGAATTTTTTGAAAAGTTTCCAACCGCAAGAACCTTTCCACAGATTATAATGGAAGGTGAAGCAATTGGTGGATTTAATGAATTACGGGATAAATTATGAGTAAGGATTGGGTAAAAGATATTGTTGATATGCAATCAAAATATAAAACACACAACTGGGTAGCAAACGCAGATGTGGAAAAGTTGAAAGCGTTTTTGGAATTTAGAGTTAACTTCCTACAAGAAGAACTCGAGGAAACAAGAACAGCTCAAAAAGATATCGACTCCGAAGAAATTGTAGATGGTTTAGTTGACCTTTGTGTAG